AAGGAATCGGGTCATATATCATGTTAAACGGATTGAATAGGCCAGTTCTATCTACATGCATATATGCTGATGTCATCATTTTAACTGACATAATAATAGGATCAATTTTTTTATTTTCTAAAAAGGAATCTATATTAAAAATATCAGGTTGAAAATACTTAACCTTCATAATTTATCACCATAACTATTCTATTTTTCTTTTAGCATCTTCTGTAACTCAGCAGTACTACCAACGAATAATGCGTTAGTTACATTCTTCGGTGCGCTATTTGGCACCTCTTTTAATTTTCTCATTTTATCCTGTAAGTCACCAAGTTTTTCAGTGACCTCCGCAACCTGTTTAATAAGGTTTCCGGCGACTTCGTAGGCCCGTGGATGGTCCGATTCTTTGGCGAGTTCCAAAATGCCTTCCACTGCATTTGTTCCTCTTTCGACCAAATTGTAGAATTGTTGTCTTTGGAATTCATAATCTTTCTCAATATCATCATCATTAGTATCACCTATTGTTATAATTGGTTTAGATTCTAGTGGAACGTCATGGTAAGTTAATGGTGTTACAACACCTTCCACTACACCAAGTGCCTTATCGATAGAATTACTCATCTTTACCTGTTACTGGATTATAATTTTTTGCATCTGTAAAGAATGATGTCACTTCATTAAACCCAAAATCATCATCACCACTAGAAGTAGTTGGATCGGGTGTAAGTGTATATCTCTGTTCCCGTGTCGGCGCAGTATCCGGCATACTTGCATACTGGTCAACTTGTAAAGTCTTGGTAACCTTAGTAGAGGTAATAGGACCATAGAGATAGAACTTGCATGTGAAATCTAAAGTATATATAAGTGCGCGTCTTGTTGTGAAATCTCCTTGATAATCATCCTCATAAGAAATACTGTTTAGTATGACAGGAACATCTTTTTTAACGTCCATATCAGGATTATCATTCATCGTAATTGTGTAATCTGGTTGAAAGTATGGTAGAATCTGTTCAACAATCTGTAAGCAATCATCAGACTGTTTTGCAAGAACATACAGCTGAAAACCAATGTTATATGGGACAGGCATATACTGAGTGTCAAGTTGAGATGATTTATCACCATTAACCTTCTTGAACTTCTGAACACGATTCAACTTTCGTGTAGAGTCATAAGTAAGACCACTAATCTCAAAACCAATACGCGGCAACGTAACCGCTGCGGCTTTAGTAAGGTCTGCATCATCGTTCAGACGAACAAGATATTTTTGCCTAGGGCCATATGCCAGAGGAACCTTCATAGTCTGCTGAATTACTCCAGCGTTGTCCTTACGAACTAACTGAATATTATTAAAAACTGTTCCAAAACCCACAACTATGTTGCGGATAGTTTCATGGTAGAACTGCTGCCCTAGCATGATATAATCTCCCTATTCATTTTATAAACTGTTAGATCAAACATTAATTTGCACTCCCTGCATCACCAAATGGATTCGATTCACTGAAGTCTAGTACCGTATCATCCAAGGTTTCAAACAACTCATTTTGAGCTGTCTTATCTGTGTCCATATCACCTATTATATAGTCTTCTTGTATAAGGAACTCATCACCGCCGGTTTCAAGTAGAATATTCTCACCACCAAGTGTGGTTTCATCTTCACCGATAATGTTATCACTATCTGTCTCATCTAACAGTAGGCCACTTTCACTAATATCATGATTAATCCTGATCTCTTGATTAATAGTTGTTCCCGTTGCTTGTTCAAGAGTTAATTGATGATCAGAACTTGCAACCGACAACGAAGATTCAATCGCATCAATCGCAGCGATACCAGTATCAAGTGCCTCTGAACCATAATCGAACAACCGACAGCGCATCTTATAAACTGGGTTGTTATCTAACTGATGGAAAGGATCATCGTGATCCACAAAGTTAATCTCAAATAGTTTCTTGAGCGTTGGATGATAAATTGCATCACCCTCTAGTGGCCTGTCAGCATCAGTCGCATCAGTTTCATTTGTAATATAAAACGTGGTGTCATCAAGTTTAGAACTGCTGGTAATTGTGCCAGACTCTAATACTATAGAACCAGATGATGTTGAATCTGTTCCACTTTCAATCTGAATCTGTTTTGTCTTATCTTGAAATCTCGTCTTACTAACAACGAATGTTGCCTCGCTAAGATTTTGTAGTCCAAACTGTGACATTAACTCTTTTTCACCAGCAAATCCTCCACCAGAATCCTCCATATACATTTCAATAGAAGCCTGAGTGTTGAACTTGGATAGAGAATCCTCACCAAGCACTGTGTCTTCTGCAACAAGTGTGCGGTCAAGATAATATACATCATGCCCATGAATCTGAATTGCCTCTGTAACCAAATCAGCGTATAAGGACTGTTCAGCTGAAATGGCAGAAGCGCCACTTGTGTGAAAATGTTTATTAACTGCCATGAACTATCCTACCATATAGTTGACTGGTAACTCAAACGTGAGTGTAATTTGTTCTTCTAACTTATTAATCTCTTCCTGCGCCTGAGTGTAGAGAGTCTCACCATTCATAGTAACACCACCAAGCATAGCAACCCCACTGAACTTGGATAGGTTTGCACCCCACTGCTGTTTAATCAGCGCGGTTGCGTATCTTTTGAGAAAGATGTCATCATAGATATCTGTGTATGTTTCTGGGTCTATTTTGCGATAACATTCAGCAATGATATAGTCTGCACCAGCAACAAAGTCATTCGTCCAATCTGCATCAATATATAAACGGTTCTGATGTTGGTTAAATCGAATTGGTGTTTCACCAACAAGGATATGTTCCAGAAGGTCAAGGTTATCCATCGCCATCTGATACTGAATTACAGAAGTGGAGGATAAATCATACAGGTCATTAAGACGCAACTGGTAACGAACATCAAACATGTTACTACCACCACCTGTACCTGTGAATGGCCAGACCTGTATCACCGACACAACAGCAGAAGGCATTGGAATAAAATTACTACCCTCTAGGAATGTATCAGTAATAGTACTATCTGCTGTATCTGTTCCCGTTGAGGTTATATTTGCTGTTCCTCTTGCAACATCTGCTGCGGTAATCAGATGTTTTAGATACATCTTCTCGATACCATCATAATGATATTGTGCAAAATACTGAAGAGCTTCATCAATGCGATCATCTGCCTGATCGTCTGATATATTAATATCAATAACCCCAGAACCCAATGCTCTTAGGCAATAATCTTTGAATGTTGACTTGGATGTAGGAATGGCCATGTGAAGATATCCTTTTTCATATATTTATAAGAGTTGGTTTATTGCGATGCAGTTTGGACCAAATTCTACCTCTTCATCTATCCATCCACCAATTTTACGAAACCCTACACTTTCATATGCAACCAGTGCGGATTTACGGGGCATTGTCCAAATAGTCCTACACTCTTCCTTTTTTGCAATCTGTATGGTTAATTTGAGAAGAAGTTTAGACAATCCTTCTCCTCTTTTTTCGGGGTTTACATATAATCCCCTAGACCTATAAATATCATCATCAGTTCTGAACCCGCTGTTCACGCCAACAATCTCCTTATCCTCTCTTACTGCCCAGAAGGTGGGCTCATATTTGTCAAAGATATATTGGTCGTTTATAATCTCAATATTACCAGAAGTTTCCCACACATGAGAATTCCATATAAGAGTACTCATACAACGAATTTTACTAACCCTGCCCGGCCATAGGTCTTCATTCCAAATGTCATATATTTCTTCGAAGGTAGTTTGAAAATATTCATAAGAACTCATGTACTATATATAATTGCACTATCCAAACTTATCATAATCTTCCCATTCATGAGGTTTGTTTCTATGATTTGTAAAATGCACAAACTTTATATCTGGATGAAACTCTCCACCCATATATATCCAATCGTTACCAGTTGCCTTCTCATATCGCTCAGTCATCTTGTATTGCCAAGTTTTATTGTTTCTAAAGTCTATAACCTTATCATCAGCAACCCATCTGGTAAACCACTTATTAGGTAGTGTGACCAATTCTAATCTTTCATTCACACTATCCTCTACAAAATATTGCTCGCCATTAACGGGCCCGATGGTCTGGCCATTCTTGATATAGAACGATTGCCAATGATGAATGTCCCCCATAAACTTGTCATAGATGTACCGGCATTCCTTCGGATAGTACTTGAAGAACCCACCATTAATCTTATAAGTTACAGAATCATTTCTCCACCAACCCGGCATTGCAATGAATTGTCCCGGCTTTATTGGATAATCAAATACTTTTTGATAATCACCAACAAGCAAAACATCAATATCCATCACGCATATTGGTTCATCAATATCCATCTGCATACCCCACATCTTATTCCACTGAAGAGTGACATGTGGATGATACGGTTCTCGTATCCAGACTAGTTCATAATCTGAAAGTTTTTTCTCCAAGTATGTTTCATATTCTGGCCCATACTTATCACCTATTCTAACTACAAATATTTTCATGAGATCATTAATGTCATATAGTTAATTCTAATATCAATTGAGGTAGATTAGTCTTATGTATTTTTCCATATTTAGCTAAAAAATTTTCATTATAAACAGTCAATAAATATTCACACCTCAAAGGAACCTCTTCTTCTACCTTATTATCAACCAAATAGAAATATGAATCGTTATCAATAAAATCATCACAACTTCCATATTTTTTCACACGTTTAGTTTTAAAATGTTTTAACGTCAAAACATTTTCTTGAGATACCATAGAAACATAAATTTTACCATTAGGAGTTAAATATGTTTTCAATGTATCAATTGTTTCAATAAAATATTCAAATGAGGTATGAGAGAAAATACTAAAAGAAAATATGATATCATATTTTTTAGGAAGTTGTATATCTTCATTTCCAGCTGGATTGTACATTGGACTGTACAGGTCCAAATAAATCCAATCTGCTTCAGGATAATTTTTTTTCCCTAATGTTATTGCTTCAAGGTCTACATCAACACTAGTATAATTTGTTGGAAGTATTTTTCCATTGCTACTACGAATTAAATTACCTGTACTTCCACCCCAATCTAATATGCTAAGATTCTGCAAATTTAAAATTTTTGATAAGGGAGTATATAAATCTTGATTTCCATTATAATTCATTCAACGCATCCAACTATATGTATTCTTTCTTTGTGCCTATGTGCATTAATTGCTGTATGTAATTGTGTGGTGTCTATAAGATGATGACTACCATCCGCTGGTAGTTGGATAAGTTCTTTACCGACAATTAGGAAACACTTTTCATTTGATATTAAAGGAATATGTATTCTTTTTGTAGGGTCTTTGTGATAAGTATAACATCGCTGAGGAAACAGTCTTAACACTCTTGTTCTGTACATACCTAATTCTTTAATAATACTATTTGTATAAGGAATATCAAATAAAGGAATAATAAATTCTTCCTCTTTAAATAATATTCTTTTAACTTTACCACAACCTAAAAATGGATCACGGTCTTCTTCAGTACCTTGTAAACAAATCTGCTGATCATATTCTGGCAAAACATTAAGTTCTTTTATTACTCTTGCAAGATTAATCGTCCTTGCTGCAAGTATGTTTACTACATTATCAATCATTTGAAATTTTTCTTTTAGCTAAATCTGTCCCTCTTAAATGGTAATACTCTGTGTTAGATTTTAGAATATCGACCAATTTTTTAAAACTCTCTTCAAGATATGATAAACTATAACATGCATGAGATATATGGTATCCATATATATTGCTAATATCCATAAATACTCTTTTACCTTTAATTCTTTTTACAAACCAACTC